CTTGTTAACTATCTCATTCAAGGTGGAGCTGCCGAGGTGTTTAAGGCAAATCTTATTAAACTTGACCAGGCAGATCTAACCGAGCTTCTTATCGTGCCAGTACACGACGAAATTGTACTAAACGCTCCGCGGGAAGATGCCCAGGAGATCATGCAAGTTGTTAAACAATGCATGACTACAACCGAAGGTTGGGATGTTCCACTTACCGCTGGTATTGACGGCCCGATGGAAACCTGGGGAGATAAATACTGATGAGATACGTTCTTGCAGTAGACCCAGGGAAAGCCACTGGAATGGCTTTATTTAGCCTTGAGAGCGGCCAGGAGCCGGTTTTAATCTGGTCTGGTGAATTCCAACAGGACGAGTATGCGAGGCCTATACGGGACACTCTAGCCCTGTATGGCAACGCATTAGACGTTGTATGTGAGCGATTTACTATTAACGCTCAGACGGTTCGCAACTCGCAGGCTCCGTATTCACTTGAGCAAATTGGTATCCTTAAGCAGTGCCTTATGGACGCAGGAAGAAAGCCAGACGACATCTACTTTCAATCACCTGCTGACGCAAAGGCAATGTTTGATAACCCTAAGCTCAAGAAACTTGAGTACTGGCATAAAGGTGGAGAAGGTCACGCGCTTGACGCGATAAGGCACGGTCTGCTTAAACTTGTAAAAACAGGGTGGAAGCCAGTGCGTTTACTACAGTAATACGTGATATATTATTTCCATAGATACTAAGCATAAATAGTGTTTACAAAAGTGCAAATCCTGATAGTATGTATTACGTAACGACGAGAGGACCAATAGGTGCCAGTAAACGTAGAGCTCGATGAACTGGGTAAGAATGTAGTTATCCATACAGAGTGGCGCTTTAAGGAGCTTTGCAAAAGCATCCCTGGCTCTAAGTGGGACCCTAAAGAGCAGCAATGGCGTGTCCCTACATCCTGGGCAACCTGCCTAGCTTTGCGCTCAACGTTTCGCGATGATCTCGTAATTGGCCCGAGGTTAGCAGAATGGGCAGGGCAAGAAGTTGCAACAAGAATCAACCCTGCAAACGAACTACGCGAACTAGAAGTTATAGAAGACGGATTTAATGAAGATCTGTTCCCTCACCAACGAGCAGGTGTAAAGTTTCTAGCAATAGCCAGACGTGCGCTACTCGCAGACGAACCTGGCCTTGGCAAGACAGCACAGGCAATCCGTGCACTTAAAGAATTACAAGATCGCGGTGAAGATGTTTTCCCTGCACTTATAGTTTGCCCTAATACATTAAAGAAAAACTGGAAGCGTGAGTTCGAACGCTGGTGGCCTGGAGTTGATGTTGAGGTTATCAAAGGATCAGCAACTCAGCGTCGTAAGATTTTTGAGGAATCGGCAGACGTGTATGTTATTAACTGGGAATCGTTGCGCTCGCACTCCCGTCTTTCTGGCTATGGGTCAATCGCGCTTGCAAAGTGCACAGAATGCGGTGGACACGACGACAGGGTTTCAGAGAATCGTTGCGAGGTTCACCTGCGCGAACTCAACGCAATTGACTTTAAGGCAGTAGTCGCAGACGAGATCCACAGATCTAAGGAGCCTAAGTCAAAGCAAACACGCGCTCTTTGGGCCGCAACAGGAGACGCTGATATTCGCTTTGCGCTTACAGGAACACCTATTGCCAATAACGTTTTAGATATGTGGTCAATCTTGCACTGGCTTTCGCCAGATGAATGGCCAAGCAAGACGCGTTGGATTGACCGCATGATTAACACAATGATGAACGCCTTTGGCGGAATGATGGTTCTAGGTGTAAAGCCTCATATGGAACAAGAGTTCTATGCGGCGATAAATCCACGTATGCGTCGTATGCTTAAACAAAAAGTTCTTCCTTGGCTCCCAGACATGTTGTTTGAGCGCAAGGATGTCGAGATGTCTACTAAGCAGAAAAAAGCCTATGACCAGATGCGTGATCTCATGATTGCTGAGCTTGAGGACGGCGAGTCAGTTACAGCGCCTAGTCCTTTAACACAGACAATTAGACTACTGCAGTTTGCAAGTTCTTTTGCTGAGATGAGCGTTGATGAGACTACAGGCGAGAGCAAGGTAACGCTTATTGGCCCGTCATGCAAGGTTGACGCTGTCATGGACGATATTAAGAACGGTGACTTTGGTGATGATTCAGTTGCAGTATGCGCGGTATCACGCCAGCTTATAGATTTACTTAGTGCAGAAATGACTAAAGAAAAAATTCCACATGGTCTCATCACTGGTGCTCAGAATGAAGATGAACGTCAACAAGCAGTTGATGATTTTCAAGCTGGCAAGATCAAGTGGATACTTTTTACAGCTCAGGCTGGTGGAGTCGGCATCACGCTAACTGCGGCGCGTCGTTTAATAATGCTGCAGCGTCCTTGGTCACTTGTAGATCACAAGCAGGCTCTTGACCGTGTGCACCGAATCGGTTCTGAGATTCACGACTCAATCATGATTACTGACTATGTGACTGAGGGAACTATCGAGGAACGCGTAATCCAAGTCCTTGAAACCAAGGCTGATAACTTTGAGCAAATCGTTCGCGATAAGGCACAGTTGTTATCACTACTTAAAGACGACAAGGCAGGAAAGCTATGAGCGTAGTAGAACCGATACGTATATCAAACTCAGAGATCCAAACATTTAAGGACTGTCGACGTAAGTGGTGGTTAAGCTACTACCGTCGTTTACGCCCACGCACAGAGTCAAAGACTGGTGCGCTAGCTCTTGGTTCTCGTATTCACCAGGCGCTTGATGACTACTACTCAAAAGGAATACCTCTTCTTGAGGCACACTCTGCGCTTATCGCAAAGGACAAAGCTGAACTAGAAGCTCAGATAAGAGATACGTATGATCTTGACGCTGAGGCTGAACTCGGGCGCATTATGCTTGAAGGATACCTCGAGTGGATTGAAGAAAATGGAATTGATGCCGAGCTAGAGATGATCTCTACAGAAGAAATTATCGAGATGCCGTTGTTTGATGGCAAGGTTATTCTTCAAGGCAAGATTGATATGCGTGTTCGTCGTAAGGCTGACGGTGTACGTATGTTCCGCGACTTTAAGACTGTCGGTGGCTCATTCACAGACTTTGCGGCGATGGCACACATGAACGAACAGATCCTTACTTACATGATGTTAGAGACTGCGCAGAACAAAGAAGGTGAACGTTCTGAAGGTGGTATCTTTACAATGCTAAAGAAGGTAAAGCGTTCTGCAAATGCGCGTCCGCCGTTCTATGAGCAGATGGAAGTTCGACACAATGTTTTTGCGCTGCGTAACTTTTGGCAACGTATTCACGGAACGCTATCTGATATGCTCAACGTGCGTCAAGCATTAGATGACGGATCATCTCATCAGCTTGTTGCGTATCCACGACCAAGTCGTGATTGCAAATGGAAGTGCCAATTTTTCGCTATATGTCCAATGTTTGACGACGGAAGCGCCGCCGAACAAGCACTTAGCGAGGCATATGTATCATCCGATCCATATGGGTATTACAACATCGAAGAGAAGAAAGGAAGTGAGTGACGTATGTCAAATGAAGTACAGCGTTCGCTGACTATCATGGTGTATGGCGAGTCAAAGGTTGGTAAATCCACCTTTGCCGTAACTGCACCCTATCCTCGTCTCATGCTTGACGTTGAAGGTGGGCATAGGTTCCTACCGATTAACATAAAGTACTGGGACCCTCTGCGCGAAGAACCACCAACCGCAGATGGCACATGGGACACCGTCGTAGTAAATGTTCGTGACTATGACGTTGTTATCAAAACATTCCAGTGGTTACAAACTGGAAAGCATCAGTTCAAATCTCTTATCATCGATTCAATCTCAGAGCTTCAAGTGAAGTGCATGGATTCAATTGCAGGTACAGAGCAGATGAAGATGCAACAGTGGGGCGAGTTGCTTCGTCACATGGGCGCGCTTTTGCGTGATCTACGTGACCTTACAATGCACCCAACGCAACCGTTAGAAGCTGTTGTGCTTACTGCTATGGCACGGCCAGGACAGGATGGACGTATGCGTCCGTACCTACAGGGTCAACTTGCTATTCAGGCACCATACTTTTACGACATTCTCGGCGCAATCAACGTCGAGACTTTTCCTAACCCAGATCCACTACAAGCTCCGTATAAAGTTCGTCGTATGTATGTCGAACGAACAGACGAGTTTGAAGCTGGTGAGCGTGTTCAAGGACGACTTGGTAAAATTGTTGAACAACAAGACCTTGGAATTGAACGCATGTTAGACATGATTTTTGGCGAAAAGACAGAAGCCAAAGCAAAGAAAGCCGCGTCCTAACCAAATTGGTTAGCGCACTATTGAAAGGATAACCGTGAGTTCACTCAACTGGGGCGACCTTGTAAAGGACGCTGGAGATATCGGTGGTGGTAATTTTGAGCCACTTCCTGATGGAGACTACGATCTAATCGTAATAGAAGCAACTGCAAAGGTTGCACAATCTGGTAAGACAATGTTTGCGATAACAGCGCAAGTTACAGGCGGCGCACACGCTAAGCGTCGTGTTTGGGATAACCTTGTTGTTACACCAGACAGTCCTGCAGCACTCGGAATGTTCTTCCGTAAGATGGCAGCTCTAGGCCTTGGCCGCGAGTACTTTGCAACTGCACCAAGCAACGCTGCTATCGAGGCAGCATTGCAAAATCGTACCTTCCGCGCGCAGATTGGTTCCCGCACGTGGAACGGCTCTAAGAAGAACGAAATCAAGATGTACTACACTGCAACAGCATCAGCTGCTGCACCTGTAGCGGCAGCTGCGCCAGCACCTGCTCCTGCACCAGCGCCTGCCGCTGCGCCAGCACCTGCTCCTGCACCAGCGCCTGCCGCTGCTGCATCAGTTCCAGCGCCTGCTGCACCACCTGCTGCACCGTTCTAACAACGATTGTCTGGTATCATTACCCATGCGCAAGCATGGGTAATGATCCAGCAATTATTTAAGGAGTAGTATGAAAATCTTGATGACTGGTTTTACTGCGTTACAGATTAACACAGAACGACGCACAATACAAAAGATTGACGTGCCTGCGTTAATTGTAAAGGCATTGACAGATCTGGGTCATGAAGTTGACTGGCGTAAGGTAACGCCTGGCGAGAATTTGTCCTCATACGATGTTGCTTGGGTTAACCTTGCTCCGTTGAACTCGCTAAATGGACGACAAGGCGCTATGGGCGCACTTTACACTTTATCCTCAGGCTTGCCTGCGGTTGGATTTTTTGATGATTGGCAGTTTAACACTGTGTTCAATGGCGCTCGCGCTATGATGAAAAAGCCTTCAATGCTTTATAAGCATCTGCTTGTTGGAACAGAGCATCGCGGTGAAGAAGGCGCAACCTATTTTAGTCGTGCAGACATCGAGGAAGCGCTAGAACGTATCCGCGTGTTAGATCCAGTTGCGGCGAAGAAGTGCTACATTGAACGTTACTACATGATGGACACAGATGAAAATGTGCAGCCTTATGAAAAGCGTTTAGTGCAGGCAGCAACAGACATGATTGACCGCCGTTGGGAAGCTGGTATGGTTCCAGTTTGTCCGATGTATGCGTGGGGTGACCGCACCGGTGTTCGTAAACGTATGCCAAAGGAAGTCGGTCCTATTGAGGCACTGGACCCTAGTGTAGTGGTTAACGATACACTTGCAGCAGTAACTCCATCAACAGAAAAGAATCGTGCGTGGGTGCTTGGCGCATTGATGCCACACGATGAATGGCTAGGTCGCAAGAAACCAGACTGGGCTGTTGAAATTATTGGTAGTCGTAAACTTATTCGTAAGCTTGGTGGAAAGCGTCTTGATACAGAGCAGGAAGTACTTGAGTATTACAACACTCGTTGGGGAATTCTTTCTCCACCGTATCCACACGCAGGTTCAGGTTGGTGGCGTTCGCGCTTCCTCTACGCAGCGCACATTGGATCTATTCTCGTTACCGATAAAGGCGAAGGTGATCCGTTAGGTGATGCCTACAAGCTAACCATCGCAGACGTTGAAAAGATGTCAGATACAGAGCTAGTTGCAGCAGCAAAGGCACAGGCTGATGCGTTACGCCCTTACATCGGAACATATGACCAGTTTAAGGATCACTGTGAACGCATCATTGCACGTGCATTGCGCGAGGACAAGGGCGTTAAGTTAAACGCAGACGGTACTGATGCATGAGTCGTGTTCTTATCACAGGTATGTCTGCGCCTCAAGTGTCAGCTAGTGCAAACAAGCGCTCGCTGTCTTTTGCAGGTCTTGTTGAAAAAGTTCTTACCGAGGCAGGGCACCAGGTTGTCATGCTTGAGCCAGACATTACGTGGGAAGCTCAACACCTAGACTACTATGACTCAGTTCTTGTCGGTATCTCTCCGTTAACGAGTTTAAGCGCAAACTACGCGTATGGTGCACTACATCTCATTGATCTGCTCAAGGGTACAGATAAGCTTAGGTTTTTTATTGATGCTCCTAATCCTGTGCAGATTAGATCAAGTCTAACATCAATAAGCACCTGGAATGGAAATCTTACAAAGGAGTTCTACAAGAACCGCAAGGGGTACCGTCTTGCGGTTGCAAGATCAAACGAGATGCTTGCTGTTGTTGAGTTCCTTCTAAACGAGACGTGGCCAACTACACTGTGCCCTGTTCTCCCTTGGGACACAAAACAAAGCGCCAGTAACCAGCTACCTGAAGGAGCTGCTGCATCACTGCACGGCGTAAACCTTGATGCGTATATCGTCGAGAAAAACACACAGGGTGTAACAGATAGAACTGCACGCTGGGTGGCAGATAGTCATGATTCACCTTGGACAAAGAAAAAGCTTTCAACCTTAAACTATCCTGCCATGCCAATGAAGTGGAACAAGGGCTGGACTGACTCACAGGTTGAAGAACAGATCAAACAGTCTATCGGGGCGCTTATATCTCCGCACAAGGACAGGACCTGGTGGACGTATCGTTATATTCAAGCAATGAACACTGCAACTCCAATCGCATCACTCTGGACAAGCACGTCTGTAATTGGAAACTCTTGGAGGCATCTTGCAGCAACAATCGAGGATATGACACCACAGGAACGGTATGATCTGTCAAGAACTCAAACTCTTGCCTACCTAGCTCACTCGCCAGGTAAGGAAGAGGCACTGCACGACTTGGAAGGAATACTTAACATAAAAGGAGCAGTACATGCTGTTTGATAGCTGGCTAAAGAAGACACGCGACCTGCAAAGGGACGTCTACTATATTAACTACGAAGAGATGGAAGGCGACAAGGACGCAAACATACGCCGTCTTGTCGAGTACATGCGTTGGAACATGCTAGCCATCGACGATGAACTTGCAGAGATGCGTCAGGCAATCTCCTGGAAGCCTTGGCAGCATGACAAGCCATACGCAGACCGCGAAGAGATTGTTAAGGAAGCTGTTGACGTTCTACACTTTGTCGCAAACATAATCGTTGCGGCGGGAGGAACAGACGAGCAGCTTAACAAGTTCTATCTTGAAAAGATGGAAAAGAACAGGCAACGTCAGTTAAATGGGTATAAGGTAAAGGACATTGGCGTAAAGTGCGCGATGTGCTCAAGAGCAATTGACGATGTTGGCGTCGGCAAGACGCCAGACGTCTGCGCTAAGTGTAAACCAATAGTGGAGGGATAACATGCCAGATATAGATGAAGAATGGGCAAGAGACCAGTTTGTCTCAGCAAAGGTTCGAGTTGTTGTTGGCAAGGCTGTTCTTGAGCTACTTGATGTATGGAAGAAGCTTGAGCTAAAACCAGAACACGCAAAAGCTACTGTTGAGGTATTTAGTAAACTTGCACTCAACCACTCGCTTATTGACCCACCCAAGAACGAGGTTTGGGTCCCTGTTCAAGCAGGGTTCTTAACAGTTGGCGAAGAGGTTCGCGTTATGAACGACGCCTTTAGCGACTCAACGGGCACGATGCACAACGGGCGTCGAGGCATAGTAGTTGCTATAAGAAGCGGAGATGTTATTATTCGCTCGAACGACGACAAGAAGCCTTTTCTTGACGGAGTTCACTATTCACCGTACAAGTTAGAAAGAAGGATTAAATAGTGAGAACTAGTCTAGAGTTTAACGTTGAAGGCTCTACTCAGAAAGATATTGAAGAAAGAGTAGGGCAGCAGATAAGAAAGTATCTTGGCTTAGAAGATGAACAAGAGCTTGGGTCATATGCTGACGTTGAGATAAAGGTCTTTAGTGAAGTACAAGAAAATTATCTTGCAAAAGTTACGGTTAGGATAAAGTAATGACACAAGAGAACAAACCACGTGTTGAGGCGTTACGTGAGGCTGCAAGAATTATTGCTGGCGAGCGTGACGTTCAATACGGAGGGCCAGAAGAGAACTTTGAACGCATTGCAAAGATCTGGGGAGTTATCCTTAGCACTAACATTACTCGCGAGGACGTTGCAATGATGATGGTTGGGCTTAAGGTTGCTCGCTATGCGTCAAAATCCGGGTTCCAACCTGACACCTGGATTGATGTTGCAGGCTACGCAGGGTGTGGATACGAGGTAGGTCAACTTGAGGCAGAAAAAAGACAGGAAACTGCTTCCCCAAAGCAACCTTAAGACTAAAAGCCAGTATACAGTCCTTCCGTGGCTACTATGGGAGATACTTTATGACTGCACCAACGTTTACTGACTGCAACGGGCTTGCAGGCTTCATGAGCTTAGGGCTTGTGCAGGCTGGAATGGAAATGACAAGCCGCACAGGCACACTTAACTTTGGCAACGCAGTCGCAGAGGTCAATCGTCATCATCTAGGCAACAAGTGGAGTACTTTTTTCTCAGATGATGCAAACGAGTGGCCAGTTCACAAGGTTGACGCAGTTATTGGTTGTCCACCGTGCTCTGGCTGGTCTGTCTGGTCTGGTCCAGCAAATCGCGGTCCTGATTCTGCAGCGCACGAACACACACGAGCCTTCATGAGGTACGCAGGGCGAGTTGCACCAAAAATTATTGCGTTCGAGTGTGTGCAGCAAGCCTATACACAAGGCAGAGAAACAATGAACAAATATCGTCTTATGGTAGAAGAGATCTCCGGTAAAAAGTATGATCTATACCACGTAAAACAAAATAATCTTCAACTTGGCGGCTTTTCGTATCGCCCACGCTACTTCTGGGTTGCAGTGCGCAAAGGAATAAAGTTTGGCGCGCAGGTTACCCAGCCACAAGAGTTTCCTAAAATTATGGACATAATCGGTGATCTTGCTCACTTGCCTCATCAGTGGGGTGAGCAGAAGTACATTGAAAAACATTCTAAGTTTACTAAGTATCTGCGCTCGCAGAACGGTAAGGTTAACGGGCACATCGGTAAGGACACGATTCACTCACAAAGAATTCAAGAAGTGTTTGACATCATTGGAAACGATGGTTGGCCAGGAAACGGTGATCTTGGTGGCGCGATAAAGAAGGCCGTTGAAATGAATGATGGTAAGTTTCCACAACGGTGGGTTGACATATCTGCGCGTGTTTTACGCAAGCAGTATAAGCTTGGTTTTTCACAACCGTACCGTTGGAAGGAAGATCACTGGTGTAACGTTCTTACCGGCTCTGCGCTAGATCACGTTGTTCATCCAACTGAGCCACGACTACTGACTCATCGCGAGTGCGCACGTATGCAAGGCTTGCCTGACGACTGGGATATTGAAGGCGCTAAGGACTACTCTGCGATGCAAGCTACGTGGGGAAAGGCAGTCCCAGTGCACGCTGCTAAGTGGCTAGGAGACGCCATAGTTGCCTCTCTAAGCGGTGAACCTAATGGACCGCAGGGTGAACTAATCGGAGATCGCGAGTGGCTTATAGACACTGATAAAGGCTTCTCACGGCATGCGGCGAAAAAACTATACGCATGACAATAAAGGCTTATCCTCAGTGTGAGAAGTGCTACCTTGAAGAGAACACGCAATGGGAGCCAGAGTCTGTTGGAGACGACGGAAGTTTAATATCTAAGCTAACCGCGGTGACAGTTCCAGATCAACTAAAGAC